TGGAAACACTGGAAAAAGGTTAAAGCACAAGATATGAGCGATGAGTATTCAGACTGGGTACCTCGTAATATTCTTTATTTTAATTCTTTAATTGAAGACTTGTTTAATACAACTACTAAAGCAGATGCATTTGCTATGATTGAACGGGCAAGCCCTTTCTTGCGTAGTTTAGAAGGTGCTCGATTACAAGGTGGTCCAAAACAAAATGAATTTAGAAACTTATTTTCCTTTGATGAAGTAACATCATCAGAAGAAGTAGATTTAGAAAATCCAGATGACGATCAATTGAGAGCATTGGAAGAAGGCGAATTAGGAGAATAACATGGCAACACGTAAAAAGAAATCAGATAGCATTATATTAGAAATGCCGGGTACAATCGGCAGTGCTAAAATAATCTTACCAGAAACTAAAGTAGTTAAAGGTAGTCATTTAACAATTACATATAACAATGGGTATCCTGAAAAATTAGAATGGGATGACGAGGCGTTGTTACGGGACGTTAGACTTGCTATTCTAACAGCAGAAAGTAAGATTCCGGCTACAATAGAAACTAAACCTAAACGTAAAATAAAGGAAAAATAATATGACACAATTTACACCTAATGTAACATTTGCATTCCGTGAAGGTGATGAAGCACCAGACAGTGGTGGATGCCCTATTGGTGGGGAATTTGTTTTCAAAACAGCTAATGAGTTGTTTAACAATAAACGGGTAATTATTTTTAGTCTCCCGGGTGCATTTACACCTACTTGCAGTACATATCAGTTACCGGGCTTTGAACAGCAATACAATAATTTTAAAGCCAAGGGCATTGATGAGATCTATTGCGTTAGTGTTAACGATGCATTTGTTATGAATGAGTGGGCGCGGAGTCTTAACATTAAAAATGTAAAAGTTATTCCGGACGGTGCCGGCAAATTTACTAAACTAATGGGCATGACCGTTGACATGAGTGATATCGGGTTTGGTCTACGCAGTCGTCGTTATGCCGCAATCATACATGATGGCAAAGTAGAACACATGTTTGTAGAACCAGATTCAAGTGAGGCTAATCCAGATCCATATGGAGTATCTAGCCCAGAAAACGTAATGAAACATCTATAAGGAGATTAAAATGTTTGGAACAAGTTATACAGGCGGAATGACATATCGTTCTGCAGAAGAAATTAATTCAGCAATGGGCCGTGTCTACGGACATATGAGCCTTGCTGTTATTGTATCAATGATGGTCAGTTACTTTGTAGGCACTAGCCCAGAGTTATTGGCATTCTTTTTTACAGGTGTACTAAAGTGGATTGTGATATTTTCACCGCTTGTGGCGATTTTTGGTATTGCTATTTTGCTAAATGCAAGCCCAACTAAACAAATGGCACAACTTTGCCTGCACGGTTTTGCGGCCCTAATGGGATTGAGTTTTGCCACAATCTTTGCTGTATTCACTATGGGCAGTATTGTGTCAGCATTTATGGGTGCGGCCGTCTTGTTTGGTGTTATGAGTGGGTATGGATATTTTACCAAACAGAGTCTAGATAATGTTGGAAAGTTTATGTTTGTTGGACTTATTGCTATTATTATCGCTAGCATTGTGAATATCTTCATTGGTAGCACTGTGATGCAGATGGTAATCTCAGCATTAGCAATTATTATCTTCCTAGGCCTGACTGCATACGACACACAGAAGATTCGTGAAGAACTCAGTGTAGAAACCAGTGATGTTGCAGAAGTCCGAGGAGCATTGACATTGTATATGGACTTTATCAACTTGTTTATTAACCTGTTACAAATTTTTGGCGATAGAAAATAATTACAGCAATTTGGTAATATAAGTGATTGCATCAATCTATTAAATCTGTTATACTAATATTATGAAACGTGATTACACAACTGGCGAAGCAAGCGATGTTCAATTCTTTACAGGCGTAGAAGTTGAACATACTCCCGCATTTGGAAAAATGACATTGTTTGTTACAGGTATACATCCAGTAGAACATATTGCATTAAACTTAAACGGTGCCGAACATATCTTCTTTGGAGCCAATCATAGCTTCAACCCACAGTCTCCGGAAGAATGGGATCAATGGGAAAAAATGATTCAATTCTTTTTAGAAAAAGAATATCTTTGCTCATTAGATATTCCAATAAGTGCCGTAGAAGAATTTCACGACGGCGGCCTATGCGAAAGCAATTATTTTATTCCGCAAATTCGTGTTCCAATTCCATATATTAAATTATGGAATTACAACACAATGATTAAAATCGACGACAAAGATTTTAAAGCAACAAATCCAGGTGTATGGTCTCACAGTCTACATACACTAATGGATCGTAACAAGTTTACAGACTGGGCACAATATAAAGATGACAAGGTATTAAAATGATTAATTCTAAAATTACAAAAACGGCAGCACAAACTTCTAACGAAGAGAAACTTTTTAAATTGCTCGAAGGCATTGACTGGAAACTATGGGAAATGTATAATATGATGAAAGATAATGTGCCACAAAAACCTGCAGATAAAAAGACAGCAAAGGCTAAGCCTGAATAATGAACGATCTATCAATGATTTGGGTAACCTTCCGTAAAGAGGGTATTCATATGTATCCTGCGGCGGCAACTGATCCTAAGTTAGCCACTGGTGACGAATACGATGTTAGTTTCCTTGGAACCCCCCATAGACATATTTTTCACTTCAAAGTCTCCATTCAAGTGTTTGATGATGATCGAGATATTGAATTTATCCAGTTTAAGCGTTGGCTTGAAAAGTGCTATAGTGATGGCACGTTAGAGCTCAACCATAAATCTTGTGAAATGATTGCTCGTGAACTTAACACGACAATTACTACAAGGTATCCTAGTCGAAAGACTATTATTGACGTAAGTGAAGATGGCGAGAATGGCGCTACACTTACATTTTTTAACTCTCCTTAATAAGAAAACAAAATGGCACAACCCGCCTATATTCAAAAAACGCTTTATATGAAGCCCGAAGTATCTAAGATCTTTGATGATCTCGATGCTTGGTTAGATCACTGCAGATTTAATCTACTTCCGTTTGTTCCTAGCGATTTGTACCGTTCACAGGAATATCGATATTTTTCTCGACCACCATACCAAGGTGATCGTAAAAATTTCCGTAAGGATTATCGTCCAAAGAGTCATAACAATGACAATTTTTCTCGTTGATTTAGAATCAGTAGAGACAAGGTACACGGGTCAATGGAAGACTCATGTACCTGAACTCTTACGAAAGGCAGGACACAATGTCAACATTATATCAGGTCCTACGGACATTCCTAGTGCTACCACTCCTGGAGCATTTCTCAACTTTGGTGGCACTAATATATACAAGGCTAGTCAGGTTGAACAGATGGGCCGTTTATTTTGTAGTGGATCCGTTCATCCTGGCGACCACTTTATTTTTACTGACGCTTGGCATCCGGGCGTTATAAACTTAAAGTACATGAGTGAGTTACTGAGCATTCCGGTGACGACACATGGCTTATGGCATGCTGGCAGTTATGACCCTCAAGATTTCTTAGGACGTCTTGTTGGTGATAAGCCTTGGGTTAGACACGCCGAGAAGAGTTTCTTCCATGCGTTTGATCATAACTACTTTGCTACTGATTTTCATATTACAATGTTTTATGCTAATCTGTTAAATGATTATCCTACAGAAAATCCTTGGTTTAGTGAGCATCTTGACGAAATATTAAACGGTGAAGAACCAAAATTTGTTCGCACAGGCTGGCCTATGGAATATATGGATAATACGCTCAACCTATACAAAGGTATGAAGAAGCGTGATCTTATTTTGTTTCCACATCGCATTGCTCCTGAGAAGCAAGTTGAAATTTTTAGAGATCTCAAAGAACAGTTACCGCAATACGAGTTTGTCGTTTGTCAAGATCAAGAACTTACTAAGAACGAATATCACAACTTACTAGGTGAAAGTAAGATTGTGTTTAGTGCAAGTTTGCAAGAAACGCTGGGCATCGGCTGTTATGAAGGTGCATTAGTAGATGCTGTTCCTATGGTGCCAGATCGTTTATCGTACAGTGAAATGTATTATGCAGGATTTAAATACCCCAATGAATGGACACAAGACTGGGATAGTTATCTGGCACATAGACAAGAACTATGTCACCATATTATAGTTACTATGACACACTATGAAAAGAGATTACCGCAGTTACGTAAACAAACACAAGATTTAACTGAAAGGTTTTTTTCATGTCAAACTCTATTGAGCAAATTGACCTAAATGAAGAATGGCCATTATATGATGATGGCCCTGTTACAATAGACGATCCAATGATTTGTTACAAAACATTTAATGAAGTAAGTTGGTTTAGATTAACAGAAATGATTGAACGGTGGCCTACTATGCGTAAAAGTTGGGAAGCATTTATCATTGATTACAACGTGTGTTTAGCACAAATACATTCAGAGGAAACACACGATGACATCCCTTTTTAATCAAATTTTAAATACACTGGACCGTGTTGGTCGCAAACGCATTGTAATGGATAGACAAGATAATGAACCTTACCTCGAACGTTACTACATTTTTCTTAAAGACAGAAAGCATTTCCCCTTTAATGTGTTCATTCACAAGTTTCTTAAGTCAGACCCCGATGATGTGCATGATCATCCATGGCCTTACGCTACTCTAATTTTAAAAGGTGGGTACTATGAATGGACTCCTGTATTCGATGGAGAAGGAAAGAAAATTGCAGAAACGTGTTTGTGGCGAGGTCCTGGACACTTTCGTATCTGTAGTGCTACTAGCTATCATCGTATCGAGCTCGATCCTAATATAACAGCGTGGACTATGTTTATGCCTGGACCACAAAAGAGAGAATGGGGTTTTCTCGTCAAGAATAAATGGGTGCATAACGACACATACTTAACCGAAAAAGCAAAACAATGAATAGTAAAGAAAAAGAAGTCATGGATATTCTGCAGGAAGAATGTGCAGAGGTAATCCAAGCAGTTAGTAAAATTAGCCGCTTTGGTATGGATAATCTAAAACCAGGCAAATCCAAAACTAACAGAGAGCACTTGGAAGAAGAACTAGGCGACCTGTGTGCAATGATTGATATTCTACAGGAACTAGACATTGTGAGCTGGGCTAACATTGACAAAGCCGCAGAGGCCAAGCGAGAAAAACTCAAGCAGTGGTCCAATATCTTTACTGATTAAACTTAGTAATTTGTTGATCTAATCCGTCTATACAAGATACCATAACACATCGTTGTGGATGTGCCGGCAATGCAAAATCGTGCTCCCATATATTACCAAACTGTGTAGTATTACAGTTACTTCCTCGTACCCATCCTGTATGAGAAATTGTTAGTCTCTCAATTCCTAGATTACACAATTGACCAGTATATGATGGACTAATATTCACTGCCTTTTCAAATCTTTCTGCAACTGTAATCACACGATCTTGCTTGCGTTCCTGTACTGATTCTTTTCCTAGCATAATACTAATCTGGTGATCATCATAAAAAAACATTCCAAAGGCTCGATCTGCTTCGTTGTATAAAACCGCCTTAGAAACAATAATATTAAATTCTGATTCAATAGCTAATGCTCGTGTTAAATCTTCTTCGAAATGATCCGGACGCATAGGAACGATCACTTTGATGTGTTTGTTAGCCTTATGGAAAGCCTGTATAATAAAACGAATAAGGTTAAGATTTTGCCAATAATGATAGGTTAGGTGCAATTGATCAATGTGTGGTTCTATTGCCCACCAATCTAACCAAAGTTTTCCACCGTTAGTAGTCAATTCAACATTGCCGCCACGCTCCTTACATAGCTTTAACATCATTGGAAAATCAAACATGTCTAACGGTTCGCCTCCTCCAAATGTCCAATTAATTTTTCTATCTAAAGAATCATAGTGATCGATTAACTTAGTAGTAACCGCCATATAGTCTAATATACCCTTAGGTATAGGGCCGCCTCGAAGTCTAGTAGGACAATAACTGCATTCCGATGTGCAGTGATCGTGAAGCATCCAATTAATGTTTGTTTTTAAATTGCTCATTTGGTACCTTATGTTGTTGACAAACCTAAATAAAAGTGTATAATATATTTAAGTATCTCCTAGGAACTAATAAATGAGCAAAATTAAAGTATCTGAATTATTCTATTCAATTCAAGGTGAAGGACGCTATATGGGTGTGCCTTCCGTTTTTCTACGTACATATGGCTGTAACTTTACCTGTCAAGGGTTTGGTATGCCCAGAGGTGAGATAAGTCACGAAGCAACAGATATTGCGGCTACTCATACAATGATTATCCCTTTTACAGAGTATAAAGCATTGCCACTAGTATCAACTGGTTGTGATAGTTACGCCAGTTGGCACCCTGCTTTTAAAGATCTAAGTCCAATGATTGAAGTTGATGGACTAGCCAAAGCAATTGTAGAAACATTGCCGTTTGGAGAATGGAGAGATGAGCACCTAGTTATTACAGGTGGTGAACCGTTACTAGGTTGGCAAAAGGCCTATCCCGACTTGTTGAATCAACCTTGCATGAAGAGTCTGAAAGAGATTACTTTTGAAACTAACGGTACAATGCGATTGACTGAAAAGTTTAAAGAATACCTAAAAGACTGGACGTTTGGCAGTGATGGGAGAGAAATTACATTTAGTGTAAGTGCTAAACTTCCAGCTAGCGGCGAGCCTTGGAAAGATGCTATTAAACCTAAGGTAGTTGTCGACTATGAAAATTACGGTACGGCATATTTGAAGTTTGTTGTAGCAACAGAACAAGACATTGAAGATGCACTAAAGGCTACAGAAGAATTTCGAGCTGAAGGATTTGAAGGGCATGTATACTTAATGCCAGTTGGCGGAGTAGAGTCCGTTTACGCTTTGAATAATAAAACAGTGGCAATTGCCGCAATGAAGAATGGATTGCGATATAGTGATAGATTGCAGGTACCGTTATTTAAAAATGAGTGGGGCACTTGATATGAAAAACTTTATTAAAAAATTATTTAGAATTAAGGAAGAAGTATCTATCAAAAGTCCAAAGATAGAACTTTCTCTTAAAGAACAAGCTACTGCTAACAAAGAACCTTGGGTAGCTGTATTAGATACACACGTTAACAAAGACAATATCCGCAATGGGTTCTTCGAACTTGACTGGAATGAATACTTTGTGTTACAATTGAGAGAAGCAGGATACAAAGGCGATAGTGAAGAAGCTATTGTTGATTCTTGGTTTAGCGAACTCTGCAGAAATGTAGGAAATGAATCCGGTGTTAATATGGATCAGCGAACAGCAGGTTATATTAACGTAAATAATTTAGGTAACGGAAAAACTGAGGTTTCTTAATGAACAAAACATACATTCACGTTGACACAGCTAATACATTTTTTCGAGCAAGGCATGTGGTGCGTGGAAGCCTTGAAGATAAAGTAGGTATGAGTCTAGCTACTGTGCTAGGCAGCGTCCGCAAGGCGTGGAAAGACTTTAAAGGCGATCATGTTATTTTCCACCTCGAGGGGCGTAGCTGGCGTAAGGATTACTATGCTCCTTACAAGCGTCAGCGTACGGAAGCTCGTGCGGCACAAAGTCCACGTGAGGCAGAAGAAGATCGAATCTTTTGGGAAACATTTGACGAGTTTAAAGACTTCGTTACTAACAAGACTAACTGCACAGTATTGCAAAATCCTCAGTTAGAAGCAGATGATCTTATTGCAGGATTTATACAAACACATCCAAAAGATAGTCATGTGATTATCAGCACAGATGGAGACTTCGCACAATTAATTGCACCCAATGTGAAACAATATAACGGAGTAATGCAAATTACAACCACACACGAAGGATACTTTGATGAAAAGGGTAAGCCTGTTAAAGATAAGAAAACTGCTGAAGTCAAGGCCGCTCCAAATCCAGGATGGCTACTATTTGAGAAGTGTATGCGTGGCGACACCTCCGACAACATCTTCTCTGCATATCCGGGAGTACGTGAGAAGGGGACAAAGAATAAGGTTGGTCTCCGTGAGGCCTTTGCCGATAGAGAATCCAAAGGATATTCGTGGAACAATCTCATGTTGCAACGTTGGACCGACCATGAAGGTGAAGAACATCGTGTGATGGAAGACTACCAGCGCAACGTTAAATTGTGTGATCTAACTGCACAGCCCGATAACATTAAAATTATCATTAAAGAAACAATTGAAACTGCAACTACTGCTGATAAAAATATTCCGCAGGTTGGAGTTCGATTACTTAAATTCTGTGCTGAATATGATCTAGTTAAAATCAGTGAACAGGTTACTAGTTATGCAGAACCTCTTAATGCAAGGTACATAGCATGAATATCATTTCTAAAGTGTTAATTCCTAATAAGGAATGGATTATTGAAGACCATGGTGAAAAGATTGGTTCTGTTGCCAAGCTAAAAAAAGGATATGAATTTTTTAGGCACGGCAAGAAGATTAACTTTAAAGATCTTAAAGAGTTTACTAACGAATTTGGAGTATCACTTATAGAAGAGAAAAAAACTCCAAAATTTGAAATGGAGCCGATTGGTTATAAAATCTACGAGTTTCCATGTAGCTCAAAACCCTATGAAGCAGTATACAATGTTAAGAAAAAATTACCTCTGTTTGCTAAGAGTGCCAAAAGCAAGAGTCAATATTGTGCAGGATACTATGTTATTAAATTCCGCAAAGGATGGGTTAAGAGTTTTTGTCCCAAACTAATTACATTAGAGCGGTATCCATTTCACGGTCCTTATAAAACAGAGACCGAAATGAAGGCTATGCTTAATACTGTTAACAAAACATGAAACAACTCAATACATTACCCATAGAAGACTTCTTAGAAAAGACCAGAATTGCTATCAAAAGCAATCAAAAATCTGTAACTTTGACTATAAAAGAAGCTACGGATTTGCAGAATAGCCTTAGTATAACAATGACTAGGTTAGCAGGAAACTTTGAACAAAAAATGTCTGAGAATCAATTTTCAGACAAGATCGAAATAAAAGTAGACGGCGGCAAATTCTAAAACCTGCTAAATATATACGCACTTTTCGGAGAACGTATATAATGAGCAGACCAAAACCTAAAATTTTATTAGAAGTTACTAATAAAAAATCCTATAAAACTGACCAAGTTTTAGAATCAGATGCAATATGGGCTGTTTTTTATAACGACAAACCCATAAATCTTAAAACTACCAGTGTAGTGGCACAACAATTGGGACCAAAATATAAGAAAGTTAGTTTTTCGAATAGTGGACATGCGTTTAATCTAGCAGAAAAATTAAACAAACTATTCAATACCGCTGACTTTGCCGTTTACAAATTAACTACCGGCGAAAAAGTCATAAATGAATCCGAAGCATGAAATAACCAAAATCGTTCTAGAAGCCAAGGGGCTTGTAGCTGATGAGAAGCGGATTAAACAAACTATCCCAACTTGGTGGGTCAACCCAAGAAAAAAAGAAAAAGGCGGGCTTAGACTCACTGAGCAAGGATTTGAATGTCTGCAACAGGCAGGTATCAAATGTTACGAAATTAGATTCGATGAACCTATCTTTTTTACTAACAAACTGGCCATTTGGATTGATCAAAATATAGATTGCCCATTTTATTTGTCTAATAGAAAGATTTGGGTATTTGGAGAAAAGATGGCTGTCAAATTAGTGTTGTTTTCTGGCAACATTGCAAA